GCTCTTCCGATCTGTTAGGCGCGTTGCCGGCCGACGTGGCTTCGGTGGGCGGGCCGCCAATCAGCATGCCCGCGCCCTTCAGCACGTGCGCGCCGGCGGCGATCAGCGCGGCCGTCGCCGGATGGTTCGCGACCTTGTCGGCGAAGCTCGTCCAGGCATTGGCGAGGTTGTTCAGCTCGCGGGCCGCTGGCGACAGGCCCTGCTCGTTCAGTCCCTTGAAGCGGCGCTCCATCGCCGCGATGACGATGTTTGCGGCGTCGCGCTTCTTGCCCTGCTCTTCCAGCGCGCGGATCTCGGCAAGCTCGCTGGCGGTCAGGACATTGTAGACCTGGTCGAGACGACGCGCGCCCGCCACCGTACCGTCGAACGCCTGGTTGAGGGTGGCAGTCGCCGCCGGCAGTGCCTCGCCGGTGACGCGCGCAAAGTCCCGCGCGATGTCCAGCACGCGACCGAGATCCTGCTCGCTGGCGAGGTTCGGATTGGAGAGCAGGCCGCTCAGCGCCTGTGCCGTCTCCGTCCGGTTCGCGCCGGCGCGAGTCGCCTGCACGCGCACCAGATCTTCAAGCTGCCCCGCCGTGACCGCCGCGACATTGCCGGTCGCCTGCAGCTCGATCGAGAATTGCCGTTGGCGCGCAGCGGCCTCGTTCGCGGCGGAGACACCGGTGTAGATGACGGCTGCGACGGCAGCGAGCGAGAGGCCGACGGCCGCCGCGACGGGCGGGATCGCCGCGAGCGTGCCTCGCAAGCCGCCGAACAGTTGTGTGATCTGCGGCCCTTGCTGGATCGCCACCGTGAGCGGGTTCTGTCCGCTGCCCAGGCTCGTGAAGATGTCGTTGACCTGGAACTGCAGCTGCGCCGCCCGATTGGCGCTGGTTCGACCATCCTTGTCGGCCGCCTGCTGTGCCGCCCGCTGCGCGTCGGCAGCCTGCTTGCTCGCCCGCTCGGCCGCCTTGGCCGCCTCGGCCTGCGCACGCTCCTCCCGCTTCTTCGCCGCCGCCTGGTCGCGCGCTTCCTGCTCGGACACCCGCTGAGCGGCCTTCGAGGCCGACGCGGCTTCCCGCTCTTCCTGCCGCTTGAGGGCGGCCTCCTGTTTGGCGGCTTGCTGGGCGGCGAGCCGCTCGGTGCGCGCCGCAGCGGCGGCCTCACGCTCGACGCGCCGTTGAGCCGCGGCTTGATCACGCGCCTCCTGCGCGGCAATGCGCGCCGCTGCTTTCTCCGAACCCGCCTGGCCGGCCGCGCCGATCTGCACCTCGGCCGACGACGCGGACCGGACGCGCCCGGCCTGCAGCTCCTCGGACTGCGAAGCGCGACGGCGCTCCTTCTGCAGGATCTGATCGCCGACCTGGTCGGCCTCGGCCGCGCCCTTCTTGAAGTCGGACGTGTCGAGCGTGAGCTTGGCGGAGACTTTCAGCGGCGCGGCCATCAGCTCACCGCGCCAGGAGCTTCAGTGCTTCGGCTTCCATGATCTGCAAGCCGTCGAACTGTTCGGCAGTGAGACGCAGCCTGGCCATCAGGCAGCCGGCGCGGACGCCGGCATAGTCCAGGCCAAGCGGCGTGGCGCTCATGCCCGTGCCGAGCCAGCGCCATTGCGTGGCGCCGATCAGGAACGCCCGCACGACCGGCTCCAGCTCGGCGGGCAGCGCGAGCCGCTCGTCGACTGTTTCGGGTGCTGTGGGTGCGCCGGTCCATTCCGCCATCGTCTCCGCAGGGTTGGCACCCAGCGCTTCGAGATCCGCGGCGATCGCCGCCTTGTCCTCCGCGCTGGCCTGCCGCGACGCGCCTGGCTTCCAGTCGAACCAGTGACGCGCCGCCGCTCTCAGTTTTTTTCGGTCAGCACTCCGTTGACCTGCCGCCAATAGGCCATCTGGATCGCCGCGAGGACGTAGGGCACCGACAGGAGCTGCTCGCGCGCCTTGTCGCTGAACGGCAACGGCCTGCCGTCCTGCGTCAGGTCATCCTTCCAGCCCACGAAGGCGAGGCGCATGGAGATCGCGCCTCCCTCCTCGCCCTTGCCTTTCACCGCCTTGTCCATTTCCTCCTTCGGCACGAAGCGGAACTCGCCGGTGAAGCCCTTCTCCACCTGGCCTTCGAGCGTCGGCACGAGAACCTTCACCGGCGCGGTGAAGCGGAAGTTTGTCTGGAAGTCGAACACGGGCTGTTGTCCTTTCGGGCTGCTGCGTTGGTTACTTGACCGAGATCGTGAACTCGCTCGGACCGCCGAGCGTCACGATCGCGGGGATGTTCAGCATCGAGATCGTGTCCTCCTCCTGTCGCGCGATCGGCTGGAGCTGGGCGAGCGGCACGCTGATGTCGATGATTTTCCCGGCACCGACGCCGTGCGTGTAGGTGATGGGCACGGCGGCGCCGCCGACCATGGCGAAGAAGTTCTTGGTCGCGAGCGGCAATTCCTCGATCAAGGCCGTGAGCTTCGGCAGGCGATCGCGAACGATGATCTCCTCGCTGTTCAGAAGGTCGCGGTAGGCGCAGTCCATGCCGGCATCGAGTTCGAAGGTACTGCCCAGCACGGCCTGACCGTCGATCGTGTAAGCGGTCGTGTTTGCCTTCGTCGACGGCAGCGGGTCTTTCCAGGCGGTCAGCGTCAGCGCCGGCATCGCGACCGACGTGTCGGACTGCCACAGGCCGATCAGCGTGAACTCGATCTCGGGCGTCTTGCGCTTGGTGAACTTCAGCTTCGCCGAACCGCGCACGCCGGTCGTGATATGCCGCGTGCCCTCGTGGTTGTAGTAGATCGACACGCTTTCGAAGGAGCTGTGAACCGGCGTGTAATCGACCTTTGTGCCCGGCGTCACCGTCTCGGCCAGGCCGCAGGCGCGCAGCAAGGGACCGTACCCCGGCACGGTCCCGGCGGTGCCGGCTCCCGCGAGATCGACACGCGCCGTGATCGTGACATGCCTGCCGACGAACCAGCCCGCCATGGCGCCGTAGCCCGCCCGGATGATCTCACGCGGCACGGCCTCGCCGTTCAGCGCGTTGATCTCCACTCCCTTCAGCAGCACGGCGTTGGCGGCACCGGTCGGCACGGAGTCGGTACCGACCGTGGTCTCGATCTTCGCGAGGATGGCCTTGCGTTCGAAGCGGATACCCATGGACGGCTACTCCTTCACAGTGGTTGGCGTTGCGGGCTTCGTCTCGTCAGGTGCGCCCGCCGCGGATGCCGGCTTCGTCTGCTCGACCTGGTTGAGGTTGCCGTCCGGATCGCGGACATAGCTGCCGCCTTCGGTGGGAAAGGTGTCCGGCGTGGGCGTGGGCTTCGGGGTCTTGGCCATATGGATCTCCGTCAGGCTCGTTCGGTGTGGTCGCGCTTGAAGACGTACTGGTAGGCAAGGTGCGTGGGCTTCGGTTCGAGCAGGCGGGCGCTGACCAGGAGCAACGCGCCGTCGCCGGCATCCGGCTGCCAGCCCAGCAGGCTTGCCTTGAGGGCAGCGCTGGGTGCTTCGAATGGATCGAACACCTCCGCACCGATCGCGGCGCGGACGGCGACCTGCAGCACCACAGTGATCTCCTGCGGGCCGGTCTGGCGCACGCCATTCAGCAGCTCGTTCTCGCCGTAGCTCTCCTGGTACGGCAGCACGAACGCGGCGGGCATCTTGTCGATCGGCGGCGTGACCAGGCTGGCCCCGAACTCCCGCGCACCCGCGACATACCGGAACGCCGCAACGCCCCTGAGGCGGGCCACCGTGGCAGCAGCGAGACTGCTCATGGCTCCGCTCCCGTCTTGGCTGCCACGAAACCTTCGAGGATCTCCGCGAAGTTCGCGTAGTCCACGTCCGTGATGCCGATAAACGGCCGCGCCGGCAGCACGATCACACGGCCGCCCACCGCGCCGTCGGGCAGGAACAGCGGCACGGCATGCGCGCCGGCCTGCTGGATCACGGCGCCGAACTGGTGCGCTGCCGCATACTCGACGTTCGTGCCGATCTCGACAGTGTCGCCGTCGACCTGGTGCGTGTTCGAGCCCTTGAGGCGCGCGCTGTCGACCAGCGTCTTGCCGCCCTTGCGCGCCCGCTCGCTGGACTTCCACGGCGTGCCATCGGGGGCGGTGCTGGTTTCGAAGCGCGCCTTCGTCGTCGTCTCCCAGGCAGCACCGATCGCGTCGAGCGCCTCGGCCCTGTCGCCGTCGACGGCGGCGAGCCGGCGAGCCAGCTCGTCGAGCGGCGAAGTGTCGATGACCAGGCTGGCGGTGGGCATCAGAAGCCCTTCAGGCTGTCGCTGGTGAAGAACGGCGCGTCGCCCGCGCTCTCCACCTCGAGCGCACCGGCCGGCTCGGAGGCGGACGCCGGCGCACAGGTGAGCTGCGCATCGCCCTTGGCGATGAGTTCGAGCTGGCGGCGCGCGGCCTTGTCGGCATCCAGCACGCTCTGCGGCACCTCGGTCGCATCGCCGTAGAGGTTGCGGCGCGCGATGTCGCCAACGATGACGGCAATGGCCGGGTCGATCGGGAACAGCGGCAGAGCGTACCGGCCGCGCACGAACAGATCCACGATCGCACTGGCGTCTGCAATCGCGCGGTCGACGACAGCCGCGTCGGGCTCGCCGTCATTATCCCGATCGGCGAGCAGCACGAGTTGCGGATTGCCGAAGCGCGTGACCAGGTCGGGAAGCGTCAGGTAGGCCATCAGTCCACCGGCTCGATCTCCGGCGGAAACGCCGGGTCGCTGGTGTCGAGCTGCGGCAGCGCCACGAGAAACTCCCAATGCGCTTCGTGCGCGGGATCTGTCAGCACGCGCAGGCCGAGGATGAACTGGCCGCCCTGGCGCGCGATCGGATCGAGCGCGGCGGAAGGATCGGTCGACGACGGGCCGCGCACCTGGTCGGCCTGGTCGGCGTTCAGGATGATGAAGCTCGCCATCAGACAGCCGCTCCGATCGCCGTCGCCATCTGCTGGACGGCGTTGTACTGGGCCAGCTCCTGCGCGTCGGACAGGGGCGCGCCGATCGCGGCGAAGCCGATCGAGGCCGCGCGGAATGAGATGGGCGTGCCGGAGCTGTCATAGGCCCCAAGGTGGATAGAGACGCTGGGGGCCGCGGAGCCGCCAATGGTAAGTCCCGTGGCGTCCGTGAGACGAACGCCGCGGTCGTAACCGAGGGCCGTCGTCCCGCCAGCGCGACTCACAGCCTTCAGACCTCGGCTGTCTGCGACACCGAGGACGAAGGAGGCGGCGCCCGCGGTGTTGTTGACCGTTCCGGTCATCGACGCCGAGGCTCGGGGGATCAGACCCATTGCGGAGGCCGTACCGACACGTGCGCCGGCTGCGTAGGCGCTCGCGGAGACGTTGGTACGCTCGTAAACAGCGAGACGCTGATTAGCGCCCGTATAGGCGATGCCGTGCGTCGAAGGCACGAAGCCGGTGTTGATGTAGTTGGTAGCCCCGTCGAAGGCGTAGTGACGATCCGCAACAAAGGTCGGCGCGTTGACCGCGGTCGCCAGGCGTCGCTGCTTCAGAGAGACCAGCGACTGCACGGCGTTCTCGCCCCACAGCAGCCAATAGTCGTCGGTGAGCGACCAGCAGCCGGCGGCCTTCTCCGCCAGGATGAATGCCGCCGCCACGCCGAGCCGCTGCGAGGATACGGCACCTCCGGCCGTGACGACGGCGTTCGCCCAGGCGAGCGCATCCGGGTCGTACAAGGTGCGGTTCGAGAGGCCGAGCCGGTTGATCCTGACGAGCTGCATGGCGTCCTAGTTCAGCTCGATAACGTCGACGCTGGCCGCGCTGGTCGCGCCGGCAAGCACGGACAGATGGGTTGCCTTCGCCTTGTCGGCGCCCGTGGCGTCCTTCCCTTCGAGGGACAGGTACACCCAGCCATCGGCATCGCTGATCGGCATGTCGTTCGCGCCAGCCGTGACCGTGCCGTCGCCAAGTTTCACACGCACCTTCTCCGCCGAGCGAACGCGGACACCGACCGCCACCGTGAACGACTTGAAGGCCGTCGCGTTTCTCCCGGTCGCCGTCGCCGCAGGCGCGATCGTCTGCGCGCCACCGTCGAGCGGATGCAGGACCTGGACGGAGCGGCCGGTGCTGTCCTTCGCGAGCATCGGCTACTCCATCTCGACGATGTCGGCCGAGACGTTCGCGGTCTCGGCGAAGATGCTCACATGCGTGACCGCCTTGCGGCTGGTGCCGCCCTTCCCGTCCACCGAGAAGAACATCCAGCCGTCGTCGATCGTGAGCGGGAAGTCGCTTACCAGAGCGGCGACCTGGTCATCGCCCAGGCGCACGTGCGCGACACCCCCGGCCGAGCGCACGCGGACGCCGATCACCTTGGCGCGCTTGGCCGTGATCGGCGTCGCGATGCGGGTCGCATTGCCGGCCGTCGGCGTGAGGCGCTGCAGCGTGCCGTCGATCGGCGCCAGCACCTGGATCGCGTTGCCGTTGTCGTCGCAGGCGAGCGCCATTGCTAGACCCGATCCCCGTACGACACACCCACCGGCTGGGCCGGCGGGGTGGCAGGCCACGGCCAGGCGTAGGTGCCCGGCACGTCGCCGACCAGGCGCGACACGACGTGCAGCGTGTCGTCGCCGTCCAGGAACACCTGGCCGTTGACGGCGGCGTTGGAGTGGTCGCCGTGGACGCGTACGATGAGCATCGGCAGCACCTGGCCGACCTCGTGGTCGCGCATGCTGCCGACGCGCGACTTGCGCCATTCCTTGATCCACTTGATGTCTTCGACCGACAGTCGATAGTGGACGATGCGTCCGATGGTGGGCTTCAAGCTCAGTCCTCCGCCTTCTTTGCCTTCTCGCGCTCGACGACCACGGTAAAGTTGGAGTCCTCCTCCAGCCGCGCGATCATCTCGTCGACCAGCTCGGGCGAGATCTCCGCCAGCTCTTCGGCCGGCACGATCGTCTGGCCCGCGTCCCACCGCTTGTCCCAACCTACGGGGCCACGCCACATGGGCGACTTGGCAGTCACCGTCAGCTTGATCGCCTTCCCGTCCTTCTTCGCGGCCATCGTCTTCT